GACAACAGTTCATTATATATTTCATGCGCGCCTGGAAGATATCACTTGTAAGATAAATTACCAGGGGTCGTCTGAAACAACAACTTGCTGCTGGTTTGACGAAAAGCCATAGCCTCCGAAACTTGCGAGGTCAGATGGATGATTGTTGGTAGCAATATCGACAAGTAAGTCAAACTTATCCTCTTTAAGAGCTCTGAGTGAATCCGAAACAATCTCATCGGGAAAGAATGTCGGTAATCCGTAAGGATCATACGACAAGACGTCACGGTAAGAGGGCTTCAGATGAACAAAAGGGCGCTTAGATGTTTTCCCGATCATTTCCTCCAGGCCGAAGTATTCGGCGGCGAAAGTGTAAGGGGTCCCATCAGTTAGAAGTAACTGGTGCATAGAAGGATAAAGCCATGTAGACACGGACATACGTGCCGCATTTACATGTCTTTCGCATTCAGTATAGATTGCCACCTTCAAGGGACGGACACACCTCACAAATGATTGGATATTGAAATCCAAGGTATCATCTGTAACAGTGGCGTCCGCACCCTCGTTGACTATGTGGTAAACCATACAAAGAGATGAACATAATTTGATCGCTTTTATATCAGAATTATATGATGTACAAGGGGTCTTATCTAGTTCAGCAGCATCGCTATTTTTAATATTCTCATCTAATGTAAGCGCCATTTCGGGTGCGTATTCTAATAAACCATATCCGCCCTGAAGGTCCTCTCTATTACGATCATCGAAAGATGAGGTAATCGAGTCAAGACACAGGAGAGCAGGATGGCTTAAAAAGAAGGCGAACCCGATCTGTGTGAACAGAAGAAGAGTACGGAGCCGCCCACGGAATTCTGCGAGATGCTTATCTCCAGTATCCCATGGGTAGACTCTTTTCTTAAAAAAGGAAAATATAGTAGCGATAATTGCATTATCAATACTAGCTACAAACTTGAACACCTTAGATGGACCGGCTGTGACTAAACCTATAAGATCAAGAATACGTTCAATTCTGAAGTATTCGCGGTCGTAGGAAGAGGTTGGCTGCCCAATGCATGGAAGTTGTGCTGTTCCCATACAGTAAGACACCCATGAATGGACGCCGATCTGGTATATAGACATATTAAGTCTAAGTACCAGACACAGTAGGTAAGGGTTCTTTTTCGAGAGCGACGCAAACGTCTGCTCCCAAAGAGAATCTACTTGAAGAAAGTGTGAAAGTTTCTTCTCAATGTTTACCGGAAGAAGACCTAGTACACCTACAATAAAAACACGTAGGTCGGCTAGTTCGAACTTCCTTTCGATGGCTTGGCGAGCAGCATTCACAACCATTCCTGGTTGAGATTGGCCTGCCCATTCGCCCCACCGAAGATCGTTGAGACATTTTCCGTCCCTGATAAACAGTTTAGCAAATTCAAAGGACCCGTTAGTACTGTCGAAACCTTTTGAAGGGTGTATTTCAACACCTAAAGAAGGCATAAGATCCAAGTACAGGTCAGATACAGCTTTCTCAAAACTAGTATTTGCGAAGAACACTATATCGTCGCCAAGCATCTGGTAGCGCGTGTACCACAGGTTTTTGAAAAGACCTGGGGAAGCACGTTCTAACATATACGATAGCCACGACTTAGTGCTTTCATCACAAGGAGTATCTAAGTGAGTATCTACATGGTCAGCTTTATACCTACTAAGTAAAATATGGTAGGCACAAAACTGGACAAGTAGGTGATGCGTAAGGGTAAACACCGCCCATGAGGAATAAGTTCCCATAGGGTGGCCGCACCCGTATTTAATATCTCTGAATTTAACAGGTACATTGCGTTTACCCGTACGGGTATAACGGAACAATGTATTCTGGATGATTCCCATCCATGCCTGTGAAAGCATGGCTGACCGGTCTCGATCTAAACCTGATATCTTAGCAAGAAGGTAGACAATACCAACCTGTATAGATAGAGGTAAACGATCGGTAGCAGCGGACAAATCGAAGGATCGGAGGGCTTTCCCTCCGACCTCGATAATACGCTGAGAACCGGCCTGCTGATCAAAAGTAGAATCAGTGGGAATATTACGGAGAATAGAAAATACGAGTAAATGTAGAGGACGGAACAATACTTGGACAAAATATGTCGGTATTGCGACGAGTCTACATTTACCATACGCAGTATACACACGGGCGATACGCCCTTCCACTGGACGCGCTCGCGAG